TGACCGGCTATATATACATTGTATATACTATTTGTTCATAACATACATTGTAACTTCAAAGCCAAAACGCATTTCAGTAGCCGCTGGTGATGTCCACATAATATTAGTCCTTAATTTGTATTAAGCAATATTGCTTGTATGTAATAATGTGCTAAATGTTACATACTAAACATAGTTAAAACTATTAATTTGTACTATATTTACATTAAAACTTATTTATGGTATAGTTAAATAAAGATTTATAGTAATGTGAAAGCATTACTTTTTTATTCAAGCGACAGTACATCGCTAGAAAGCAATCACAGCCCCTCAGACGTGATAGGGTGGACTCCGAGGTAGTCTAGTTGCGAGAACCTCCTACTTTTTAGGGAATAACTATGGCAAAAGGTTTGTTAGACACAAAAACTACTATTGGCACAGCCAAAGAGATTGCTGACAACACCAAGAATGCCATTGATAACTATTCTCTTGGAGCTATGAACCCAAGTTTGCCTAATACCGAGTACTGGGCAAAGATGGCTAAGATGTTCCGAATCACACCAGCAGAAGTCAAACGTCAACGATGCGGTAACTGCGCCTACTACGACAACACTCCAGAAATGTTTGAGGCTATGGAAGCCATCCCACTAAACAAGTACGACTTATACGATGGTCAAGCACAACGTGGCTGGTGTCACAAGCTAGACCTAATCTGCCATAACTCACGTTTATGCAGCGTATGGGAACGTAAAGATTTTGAAACTGAGGAAGACTAAAATGCGAAACATGGATAAGATTGCAGAAAAGATTGGCAAAGTAATGGGCGAGTATAAAGATAAAGACCTTCATTCTGGTAAAGGTGGCAAGGTCGTTAAGTCACGTAAACAAGCAATTGCCATCGCACTCAGCGAAGGTAACAAAATGAAAGGTAAATAATATGAGTATAGTCGCAAGAGACCAAGGTGGTACTGTAGTAGATGCATACACACCATCCACATCACAAGTATTTGCTGTAGGCAATACAACAGCACAATCAACTGCATTCGGTTCAAACACTACTTTGGTACGTGTATCGTGTTCTTTAGGACATTGTCATGTAGCATTTGGTACTAATCCAACAGCTTCTATTACTACTAGCATGATGATTGAAAATAATAGTTCATCAATATTTAAAGTTAATGCTGGTGACAAGATGGCTTACATTAAAGATGCAGCAGTAGTTGCATCAACAGTCTGCGTAACTGAGTTAGTATAATGGCTAAACAAGGTCTTTACTCAAACATTCACGCAAAGCGTAAGCGTATTGAAGAAGGCTCTGGCGAAAAGATGAACAAGGTAGGTTCTAAGAAAGCCCCATCATCACAAGACTTCAAAGATGCAGCCAAGACAGCTAAAAAACCAGCAAAGGCTAAGAAGTAATGGCTAAAGACCCACGATTAGAGAGAGCTGGTGTAACTGGCTTTAACAAACCAAAGGCAACTCCAAACCATCCAACCAAGTCACACGTAGTAGTAGCAAAAGATGGTGACGAGGTTAAAACAATTCGCTTTGGTCAACAAGGTGTAAAAGGCAGTCCAGATGGTACTAAACGTAACGAATTATTCAAGGCTCGTCATGCTGATAACATTGCCAAAGGTAAGATGTCGGCTGCGTATTGGTCGGCAAAAGTTAAGTGGTGATATATGAACGACCATTGGGCAATAATACTACTAGCTGTAATCGCTAACATCACACTCGTTATTAACGCAATACATCATTGGTAACTTATGGCTGGATTACTAGACAACAATATATTTAGCAATATGTCGGCTTGGGAAAAGGCTAAGACATTAGTTTCAGGTCACGGTGGTGCGCTATTGAACTCAATTATGCATCCTCAAGAGGCTTGGGCGCATGATGGTTATCCAGACGAATTAAGTCAATCACTAGTAAGTAAAAATCCAGAAGTTGGTTTCAAACGATATGATAGGACACCATTAGATGTGGCAATTAATTACGGTGGTGGTTATCAGTATGCAACTTCACCTAATGTATCGTATGATGAAGCTGAAAATAGAGCGAAAGCATATCAACTTAGAGGTTATCTATACGATGGAATGCTAGGCAACAAAGACCGCCAAGTAGATGCAGTACGAGATTACGAAGAAAATTTAGCCGGCATTAAGCAAGCTATAGCGGATAAGAAAGTAAACTCAGTAATGAATGAAGACAAGATTCGCCAGATGTCAGCCAAGTATGGTAAACAGAAAGCAACAGCAAGACCGCAATACTAATTTTAACAACAGGGTGACCAACCTATAAGGAGTCACAACAAAATGGCAGAAATTACAGAAACAAACCCAAAAGGTGCAGGTGCTCCACTAGGACATACAAACGCTAGTAAAAACAATAGGATATGGGGAGATTTAATTAGAAAACTCGCAGTCCAAGAAGATTACAGGCGATTACATACTATTGCTAATGCTTTATACGAAAAAGCAGCTGATGGCGATATGAATGCTATCAAAGAGATAGGCGATAGATTAGATGGCAAGGCAATGCAAGAGAACAAGTTAAGTGGTGATGCTGATGCACCATTAGTAATACAAGTAATAACGGGTATAGATGACAACTACTAACCCGATAGATCTAGGTTATAAACCTCGGTTACCACAGAAAGAAATACACAAGGCAGTAAGAGAGAATCGTTTTGTTGTGGTTGTTGCTCATCGTAGGATGGGTAAAACTGTTTCTGCTATAGTGCAATTGATTCATTCTGCATTACAGAATAAACAAAAGAATCCAAGGTACGCTTATATAGCACCGACTTATTCACAGGCTAAAAGGGTCGCATGGGATTACCTAGTAGAATATACTCGCTCACTTGGTGGTACTGCAAACATCGCAGAGCTAAGAGTGGACTTCATGGGCAGAAGGATAAGCCTGTACGGTAGTGAGAATAGTGATAGTTTACGAGGCCAGTATTTTGATGGCGTATGTCTAGATGAAGTAGGTGACCAAGACCCAAAAACTTGGAATGAGATAATACGACCAGCTTTGGCAGATAGAAAAGGCTATTGCTTATTTATCGGTACCCCAAAGGGGAATAATCATTTCCGGGAATTTAAGGAAAGAGCATTAGTAACAGAAGGTTGGAAGTTTTTAGAGTTTAAAGCTAGTGACACAGGCATACTTGATCCAACAGAATTAGCGAGTGCTAAGAATGAGATGGGTCATGATAAGTTCCAACAAGAGTTTGAGTGTAGTTTTGATGCGCCTGTCGAAGGAAGTTATTTTGGCGTATTGCTAAATGAAGCTGATAATGAGAAGCGTGTTACTAAAGTTCCAAAAGATAAGCTAGCTAAGATTGTTTGCAGCTGGGACCTAGGTGTATCTGACTCGACGTGTATCTGGGTTGCTCAAATTGTGGGCAAGGAAATACAACTAGTAGACTGTACTGAGAACCACGGAGTAGGATTAGATTACTATGTTAGTTGGTTACGTGATAATGGTTATGACAAGGGTCAGCAAATACTTCCGCACGATGTAAGAGTCAGAGAGATGACTACAGGTCGTAGCAGACTAGAAGTATTAATGGAAGCAGGACTAGACGTAACAGTAGCACCAAGCCTATCTATAGCAGATGGCATTCAAGCAGTTAGACGTATGTTGCCAAGATGCTGGTTTGATATAGAAGGAACTAAGAATGGTCTTGTGGCATTACGCAATTACAGGCGAGAGTTTAACGAGAAGCAGAACGTATTTTACGATAAGCCAGTTCACGACTGGTCATCACACTTTGCAGACTCGTTTAGGTATTTAGCAATAGGATTAGTAGAAGTAGATACAACATGGTCTAAACCATTACAACAAAATAAGGCATGGGTCGTATGATGAATCAAGAAGAATTAAAGGCACTATGTGCTGACGAAATCAATAACGCTATTGGTTACCTAGAGTCCGATACTGTTCAAGAACGTGCTGATGCCATGAACTACTACTTCCGTGATAAATACGGAACTGAGGTAGAAGGTCGTAGCCAAGTTGTAACAGGCGAAGTAGCCGAAGCGGTCGATGGCGCACTTCCACAGCTTATCCGCGTTTTCACCAGTTGCGAAGATGCTGTACGCTTTGAGCCTACTAAAGATGGCGAAGAAGAACTGGCAGACCAAGCTAGTGACATGGCTAACTGGGTATTCTATAAAGACAACGATGGCTTCCTCATCTTGCACAACTGGTTCAAGGATGCCTTGTTGCAAAAGGTCGGCGTTGTTAAAGCCTACTGGGAAGTAAAGAAAGACACCATCAAAGAGAAGTATAAAGGCTTAACCGATGACGAGTTAGCCATGATTATGCAGACTGGCGAGTGGGAAATCACCAAGCAAGTTACTGACATTGTTATTGGCATAGATGGTATGCCTTACAACACACACAACGTAACGATTGAACGCATCCAAGATGACAGCCGTATTGCTGTTGAGAACGTACCACCTGAAGAGTTTTTAATTAGCAAACGTGCTAAGACCATTCAAGACTCACCATTCACAGCTCACCGTAGAATGATTGCCCGTGGTGACTTGATCGCTATGGGTTACGAGAAGTCTATCGTTGATACTATTCCAGCCGGTGACCGTTTGGAGTATTCACCAGAGCGACTAGCACGTTTTGGTCGTGACGAAATGCCAGACTACGCACAGTCTACTGACCTATCAATGGAAGAGGTAGAGATATTTGAGTGCTACATTAAGGTTGATACTAACGACAACGGCTTGCTAGAGTTACGCAGGGTTATCATCGGTGGTGAGCAAATTCTATCTAACGAAGAGTGCGACTACGTGCCATTTCACTCTGTATGCCCGATTCCTATCCCACACAAATTCTTTGGTCAGTCACTAGCAGACCGCACAATGGACTTGCAACTAACCAAGTCTACTATCCTACGTCAGATGCTAGACAACTTGTACCTAACAAATAATGCCCGTGTTACAGCCGTAGAGGGTCAAGTAAACCTAGATGACTTGCTAACGTCTACTGCCGGTGGTGTTATCCGTGTTAAGAATCCTCAAGCAGTAAATCAGCTAACAGTAGCAAACACAGCCGGTCAATCATTCCCTATGATGGAATACTTGGATGGTGTACAGGCTAAACGTACTGGTGTTAGTGACCTACAACAAGGTCTTGATGCTAACGTGCTTCAGAACACTACAGCAACAGCCGTGGCAGCTATGATGCAACAGTCAGCAGGTAAGCTAGAGCTAATGGCTCGTATCTTTGCTGAAACAGGTGTCAAATCATTATTCCGTGGCATCTTGCACTTACTATGCAAATACCAAAACCAAGCTAAGACAATCCGTATGCGTGGCAAATGGGTATCTTATGACCCACGTGAATGGTCTAACCTATACGATGTATCAATCAACGTAGGCTTGGGCAACGGTAACCGCCAAGAGCAGATTGCTATGCTACAAATGATTATGGCTAAACAGGAAGAAATCATCGGCAAGTACGGTGCTAACAACCCATTGGTAACTGTAACGCAATACCGCAGCACTCTTGGTCGCATGATTGAGATGGCTGGCTTTAAAGACACAACTTCATTCATTAATGACATTACACCAGAGGTTGAGCAACAAATAATGCAACAAGCAAGCCAAGCACCTGCTGATCCTAACTCTGAGGCGGCGCAATTGTATGCTAAGGTAGAAGAACAAAAAGCTCAATTATCTGCACAAACTTCTCAAGCTAAGTTACAACTAGACCGTGAGCAAATGCAAGTAGAGAATGCTCGTAAAGAATTAGAGTTCCAACAAAAGCAAATGCAACT